GCAGCGTGGTTGATATTACGTCGAACGACATTGCCGATACGACAATGAACTGGTTTATCCGTGAAGGATACGATGCGATTGTCTATTCGGAGAAGCGTTGGCCGTTCTACGAGGCAACTACAACCTTCGACACGGTTGCGTCCACGAAGGACTACTCGTTGTCCGATGTTGAAACAAGCCTGTCGGTAACACATGACGGTGTGACGTTCTCTGGGGCGTCTGCACCAAAGAATGTGGGGATGCGGGACATAGCGGCGTTGAAGACCGCCAACCATGTGTTGGAGTTCATCGGCTACGACGACGCTGACGTGATCTATCCACTGGATTCAAACACGACGGGTGAGCCGTGGTATTGGACGTTCTGGAATGACACGGTGCGCCTGTATCCCACGCCGTCGTCTGCTACCACTGTTTATGTTCGCGGATACCGCAACGCCGTGGAGTTCGGTGGGAACACGGCGGTCTACCGTACGGCTATTGCCGATGCTGACACACCCGATTTGCCCGACCCGTTCGACAACGTGCTGTCACTGTACGGTCTTTACCGGGCGTACCAGCAGCAGGAAGATCCGGGGCTGGCAAACCAGTACTTTACGTTGTTTACCGCAGAGTTGGACAATCTACGGGCACGGTACGAAGATTTTCCCTCTCCGCAGCCTGTGGTGTTGAACTCGCGGCGGGTGTCGCGTTGGCGGTCACAGATGATCTTGCCCGCCCGTCTGCGCTATTCTTGGGAGTAGCCAGTGCCGTTACAGATGTCTCCGCCGAAGGTTTCGGCCACCGACCAGCCCTACCGTTACGACGAGAAGTCGGACTTCAAGGGTGGTTTGAACCTGCGCGCCGACCAGTTCAACATTGCGGAGAATGAATCCCCTGCGTTGTTGAACGTAGACGTGGACCCGCGTGGCGGGGTGCGCCGCCGGGATGCTGTAACCAAGATCAATAGCACAGCGTTGGACGACGACATCGTAAACCTGATAAGCCACTACGAAGAGGGGCAGAATCAGGTTTTGGCTGCCGTGGCTACTGCCACGGAAACAAAGTTGCTGTGGAACGACGACGTGACGGGGGACTTTGATGGAACCGTGTCGTATGGCGGCACTGACGTGCAGTTCGACACGACGCAGCCGCCACGGGGGGTCACATTCAACGGTTACACGTACATTGTCAACGGGAAGTTTCTGACCAGCACGGGGCACACCACGTATTCTGTGGTGCGGTGGAGTGGCGCTGATGGTTCCACCGCTTTGGCGACACCCGACATTGACGGATCTGACGGACATTTCCCCAACGCCCGGTATACGACCACATGGGCCGAATACATTTGGGTCGCCTACACGTTGGAGTCAGGCACCACTCACAAGAACCGGGTGCGCTGGTCGAAGGTCAACGACGCAGAGAACTGGACAGCCGCCGACTACATCGACATCGACATCGGGGAGGATGGCGACCACATAACGGCCATTATTCCCGACGCTGACCGGTTGCTGGTCTTCAAGGAGAACAGCATCTACGCGATCTACGGGTTCAGCAGCGACTCGTTTGAGGTCAGGAACATTACACGCACGGCGGGATGCCGGGACGGCAGCCAACCAGTGGCAGCCACGGCAGGTATCTTCTTCTGGTACGCGGAGGAAGGCATCTATCTGCTGTCCTATGATGCGTTGGCTTGGGCGTTTGAACGAATCAAACCAGCCATGACCTATGACGTGGGGCAACCTGCGTTGACATTGGGTACTGCCCCGTCGCTCATGTGGTTTGATGAACGGCTATGGGTGTCGGTGGACTACCAGTCCGACGACAATGTTTCCGGGTCCAACCAGAACAACCGCCGCAATGTGTTCGTATGGGACCCGTCGTTGACGGAAACAGGGGCGTGGATGCGCCACGACATAAACGCACGTTCTCTGCTGGCGTACCGGCCTACCGGCGACACCCACCTTGGGATCGCTGCTACGTCTGTAATCACCGATGTTGCAGAGTTCAACAGGATCTCCAAGTTGGATCAGAACGCCGACGTGGACGACTACGGGGCTGGTTCAGCGGACGAAATCGTTTCCTACTATCAGACTGGCTGGTTTATCGGGAACCGTCCCACATTCCCGAAACGGTGGGGGAAAACCCGGACAGTGCTGTTGGCGGACAACAATCTGCGAATCTACATGTACATCTACAAGGACTACGACTTGAGTGGGTGGGTGAGTCCGGCTTATTACAAGGATATTACGGGGATGGATTCCCCGGCGACATGGGATACGGACCCGTCGGGGTCTGGTGACGGCGTGTGGGACACGTCCGAATGGCAGGCGGCGGGCACTTCTGACCGCTATTTGTTTGCCCGGTGGCCGACAGTTGGGACAGCACAGGCTATTAGTTTAAGGTTTAAGGTTTCTCCCTCTGTTTCCTTGCGGGGCAAGTGGGGGGTTACTTCGATCATCGGAATGTACAGGACGCGGAGGTTGCGGTAGTGGCTGCTTTGGCCAAAACGTATTCGTTCACTGCTGGGACGGCGATTGTCGCAGCGGAGGTCAACGAGAACTTTGACGATGTGGTTGATTGGGCTACGGGTACGCCCACGTTGTCCGCGTCGGGGTCTGCTACGACTGTCAGCGGCACGTTGGCGGTTACCGAACAGGCCACGTTCAGCGATCAGGTGTACTTGAACGGCAGTACGCAACGGATCTGCTATGAGGGTTCCACGGCTGACGCATACGAAACATTTATTGCTGCTACGGATGCTACGGCGGACAGGACGATCACGTTTCCAGACGCTACGGGCACCGTTGCTTTGCATGGTGACGGTAACGCCAGCAGTATTATCTCAAACTCAGTATTCAACTAAGGAAAGACAAACATGGCAACATACTCAAAGATCCTGCTGTCAGACAGCACCAGCGGGAAGAATATCTCCGTAACCGGTGCCAACACGGGTGCAGCGGTGGACATTCACGACGCTGTGGCCGGTGCGTCCGACATAGACGAAGTATGGCTATACGCCTGCAACACGTCTGCCGCTGACGTGGTACTCACTATAGAGTACGGTGGCACCACCGATCAGGACGACTACATTGAAACGACCCTGACTGCCGATGGCGGCATGACACTGGTGGTGCCGGGTTTACTGTTGAACGGTGGTTTAACCATCAAGGCGTGGGCTGCTAGTGCCAACGTCGTCAACATCAACGGTTACGTCAACCGCATTACCGCCTAGCAGATGTTCCGTCAGGACCGGGCTAATCCGGGTACGCGGGTATCCCAGTGGAAGGGACGCCACGATACGGCCAAGGGCTGGCCGGGAACGCGTGTGTCCACTTGGACGAACGGTGGCCTGTTCGGCGCTGTTCCGCTTGTCGCTACGGGCGGGATCATCACGCAGTACGTCGATTCTGGGACGACGTATCGGGTCCACACGTTCCGTGGTTCAGGCAAGTTTGTTGTGGCTTCTGGTGCGGCTGATGTGGATTATCTGATCATCGCAGGTGGCGCAGCAGGCGGTGACGGGGGTTCAGGGAAAGTCACGGGCGGCGGTGGTGCTGGTGCTTTGAGGACAGGAACAGCCTTCGCAGCCAGTGTCACCTCAGGCGACAGCGGAACAGCCACCCACACGATCACCGTGGGGGCAGGCGGGAACCGCACCCCCGGTTACACATCGGTAAGCGATGGTGTCTCGTCTGTTGCCCTTGGGATGACGATCACGGGCGGTGGCCGTGGTGGGTATGGACCCTCCAACGGGATCAACTCCACGGACGGGTCTGGTGGGGGCGCTGGTGGAGAAGCCAGCGACTACTCGTACACGGGTGGTACGTCGGGAAGTTATGGCTTTGACGGGGGCGATGCGAACGGCACGGGGTCCTACTATCTCGCTGGTGGCGGTGGTGGCGCAAGTGCTGTCGGTGCCGACGCAACCACATCAGTGGCGGGCAATGGTGGCGCAGGAACGACGGGCTACGGAATCACGGCAACCACCCCGACTTACGCTGGTGGTGGAGGCGGTGCTGCTTACGCTGGATCGGCTGCTGTGGCAACAGGTGGTTCAGGTGGTGGAGGAACGGGTGCGTCGGACAGCGTGGCCACTGATGCCACTGGGGCGGTTCCGAACACGGGGTCTGGCGGTGGCGGTGGAGCCGTTGGCAACGATGGCGGTTCAGGTGCCACGGGCATTGTTCTACTCCGATACAAGGTCGTCTGATGGTCCTTCCCGCTTACATCGACGCCTCTACGGGTGCTATCACTGACGGTGAGGCATGGGTCGGTATCGCCACGACGACGCTCGGGTCGGACACGGCCAGCATCACGTTTACATCCACCGACGACGGACAAGTGGGCGACTTCAGTCAGTACATGGATCTTGTTGTCATCACATACGGGAGGACCGCTGATGGTGGGGACAACTCAAACATTTGGATGCGGTTCGGCACGGGCGGTGGTTCAGTAGACACGACTAACGGCAACTATAAGAGCGAATATATGTATGGCGCCGGCGGGTCTGCGACGGCGAATGTTGATGCTCAACCGATTGTCGGAATCCTGCCAGCCGACAATTTAACAGACGCAAGCATCTTCGGCAGCATGGTGTCGCACCTGTTTGATGTGAACTCTGGGAAGTTCAAGAGTTCGCTACACCTGTCGGCATGCGATGTCGATGCCGCTGGTTACGTGTGGTTGCAGGCGCTGACATGGAAGGACCAAGGTGCAATCACTTCCATTCAGGTGATTTCTAAGAATCTAGGCAACTTGAAGGACGGCACTATGATTTCGTTGTTCGGCATCTTGCCAAGGATGACCCCTCCTAGTGCGACTGTGACGGTGGCCTGATGGCTGTTATCGAAGCAATCGCCACAACGTATTTGGAGGCCGATGCTGCGTCGGTGACGTTCTCGTCTATTCCTGCAACGTATGAGCATCTTCAACTGCGGATAAATGCGAGGTCCGTAGACACCACGCAAACCACAGGGGCCTTCATCTATCTTCGATTCAACGGTGTCAGTTCCGCAGTCTATTCCCGCCACTTTATGACTGGCTATGGGACCGCGGAGGCGGGTGGGGGCACCGCAGCCGATTCGTACATCAAGCCGGGTGTCGTCAATACTGCTCTGGACGATGCGGCGGCTTACAGCGGTCTTGTTGTTGACATTCTGGACTATGCGGAGGATGGGAATAAGAATACGACGGTGATGAGTCATTTCGGTAGTGGCTTGGGGTACAACATTGTCGGTTTGTTTTCAAGCATGTGGGATTCTACCGATGATGTGACCCAGATCGCTTTGACGACTTATGATGACTTCGCCCGTGGTTCTGAGTTCACCCTCTACGGATTGAAGTCCTCGTAATGGCTGCTTTCACTGTTATCGACCACACCGAACTCGGCGCAGCAGCAGCGACATGGACTTCGGCAACCATCCCGTCGTCTTACGACCACCTATATTTGACCATCTCGGCTCGCGGTGCGTTGGCTGGGACCAACTGGTACGAGTATGTGGATGTCCAGTTCAACGGCGATACGGGTACCAACTATTCGTCAACGGGGCTCAGAGGACAGGCTTCCGCAGGGGCGTGGCAAACGTCGGGTGTTGATGGTTTGGATCGCGTTCTTCTCATAAACGCCGATGGGTCAACTGCTAGCACCTTCGGTAACGCAAGCATTTGGATTCCGAACTATGCGAACACGGCGAACTTCAAGCAGGTAGTAGCAAGGTTCGCCACCGAAGGGGATACCGCCTCAAACGGTGAGTGGATCTTGGGCATAGGTGCGGGGTTGTGGTCTAGCACCGCTGCGATCACCTCAATCACTATCGACCCGCAAAACGGCGACCTGATGCAGTATTCAACATTCACGCTATACGGCGTGACAGGCGCTTAGGAGGCGCAATCATGCCAAGACAAAAAGTAGTAAACGGGGTCTACTATGACCTGACAGCAGAAGAGGAAGCGGAACTGGTCGCACGGGCTGAGGCCGCTGACCTAGACATGTCGATGGTCCGCTCCCAGCGTGACGGCCTGTTGCGCTCCACGGACTGGACACAGGTCGGGGACGCTGCTTTAGGTGACCACACCGCTGAGGAATGGGCTACCCACAGGCAGGCACTCAGGGATCTGCCGTCGGTGTTCACCCGTGTGTCTGAGGTTGTGTGGCCGAATGATCCTCCGACACAGGCGCTTGAAGAAGCGGCCGAATGACCGAAACTGTGTTAGAAACCCCCAACCCCGCCTGCACTATACAAACAGGTGGTACGGCGTGCCCTTTTTGCGCAGCGCCCATGCAACGCGCAGGCTCATGTCTGGTGTGCCCCAT